TTCGCCGGTGGTCGGGCTGGCCGTCTCTATCTGGTCGCCCTTGATGATGATCTCGCAGGACTTGGCCCCGGCTATCGCCGTGCCGCCTACCTTTACGATGAGGTTTCTTCCGTGTATCATAACACTAACCCCCCGATTGGCGGTCGGGGGGTTACTTCTGTTGGCGGCTGTCTCGCAGCGTCATCAGAGGTGGCTGCAATTACACCTCAATGATTTTTATGGTGTTCACGTCATCCCTCCAGTTAATCCCTTGCGACAATATGATATAGTTTTTGTCGTTGTACTCTATGTAATCGATAGGCTGGATGTGCTCGCGCACGTCGATTGTCAGCACGTCGCGGCTCCGGCTGAGAAATTCAGCCCGGCGGTTGATTCCGTCTTGGTCGTATCTGGTAGTGATGTACGCATGTGTACTGTCGAGCGCGCATCCTGGCCCGTACTGCGTGCCCTGACGTGTAGTGATGTAACACCCTACGGTATAGTCGTCTCCCCTGGTATCGGCAGCAGTCACCATAAATTCGTTGCTGTCGAGATTTGGCGTTGGATGCGTGACTGAGTTGGTTGCGCGCAGCACGTTGATTCTCAGCCCGGAGACCAAATAGCCTATAGAACTGTAATCGCCGAATGCGTCGGTGTTCTCTGCGTTACACAGAAGCTCGAAATAAATGCTGTAATATCCGGCACCGAGTCCGCTTGGCATGTCTATGGCCAGTCCGCTGACAGTGCTCATCATGGCTTCCATCCTGTAGTCAAGCGTGTATTGTGCTCCATTCATGGTGACCTGCCCGTTGTCTATAAGCAGGAAACAGACCGATTCTTCCGTAGTCCACTCATATCTTGGCTCATACCCCTCCTGATCTATCGTGTTGAGCCAGTAATTGCCTACCTTGATCTTGCAGTAGAGCCGCTTGATGAAGTCATCACCTTGCGTCACAACAGACCACGCATTCACGTCGCACGATATGTTGAAGGCGGCATATTCGCCGTTATTGATATATGCTTTTCCTGGGATGTCGAATGTTACGGCCTTTGACGGTGTTCCAGCCTTGCTTTTAAGCGAGAAGACAAAGAAATAGTCCGACCATGACGAGCCGCTCATTTCGACGTCATTCAGACTTTTGTTTCTGTGCCTTATAATCTGACCGCCCCAATCACCGTATGCGTCGCTAATCCAGGAAGTCTGCTGTATATCGTTTTTGTACGGCTTGATTTCGTCGTCACCATAAAACAGCAGGTTGGCTGGTGCCGTAGTCGGGTATGCGCCCTCCATTTGGAACCGTCCAAGGAAAGAGGGCTGCTCATATATTGCGTCCGCTTTATCCCTTCCAGTTTCGAAGTCTCCCTTAATGCGCCTGTACGGTGTTGAGTAGTCTCGCATGTTATTAGCACCGCAAATGGTCATCTGGCTGAGTTGTGTGCCTCCCCACCGAGTCTGACGTGTATTTCCGTCCAAGTCCATGTCTTCATACCGTACGTTTTCCGTTTCGGGTATCGAGAAATAGAAAACGCCCTCGTATTCTCTCAGGCTGACACCGAAATACAGGCAGAACTGCTCCACGCAGGCATAAATAGTGTCGCAATCATTGGATGCTGACAATATGCTTCCGCTGACGGATTCTGCATCGTGGAAGTTCTTGTTCTGGACGAACACGTCAGCGATAGGAGACGCTTCGCTTATTGCTGCAGAAATATCCTCAGGCAGATACCCACTGATGGTATTCATCAGACTCAGCAGTGATGTATATCCTTCGTCCTGTGTGAATCGTACACCCTGCATCGCCATCATTACCGACACCACGGGTATTTCTATCTCGTAGGGGCAAGGCTCCCACGGCTGAGAATACAGCTCCTGCGAAAGGAACCCTATCCAGCAGACAGTCCCGTCAGATGTTCGCAGAACCACGGGGCGATCTGTGGCCTGCACGGGCATCAAGTCACCTACGATGGTATCATTCTGTGCGACAAACTTGATATAACCGCTCTGCATGCGTACAGGCACGAAGACGTCATCATCGGTGTCCTCGTTGGTGGTGAATGGCTCTGCAGTTCCGATCAGCTGTGTGATGGAGCTGTCGTTATAATCTGCATCATAGATGTCTATCACGTAAACTGTTCCCCGAAGTGAGGCGAACTTTATCTGCCAGCGTATATTCATATTCAAAAAAAAACGATTTGCGGGCTATTTATAATTCCTAAATGTGGTAGTAACATATTCACCGTGGCCAGTTTTGCGCGAATTGTTATGCAGTGCGAGACGTATGTCATCTCCGTGTATAGTGGCCGAGAGTTGGAGGTTCTGCATGCCACCTCCTTCGAGGGCGTTGGCGATGAAGCCGGCCTGCGCTTGGTTTAGAATTACCTCGCCGCTGTTGACGCCGATCATGCCGCCGCCTACTACAGGCATACGCAGGTTATCGCCGCTGAAGGAATTACCGGGGATGAGCATGCCGCCCGCAGCACGACCTATCAGTCCACCATCGGCGAACTTGGGCACGATACCGCCGTTGGCGAAGGGTAGGAATATGTCAGCGGCAGATATTGCTTGGATGGCTGACACGATGGTCATAATACTCGTTAATATGGTGCTAACGAGTTGGATGCCACCTACGACGTTTTGCAGACCGGCCGGAATATCAATCCCAAGCTGTTCAATTCCACCAATCATCTGTTGCATGCCGCCTGCCAGTCCGCCTAATACTTCTGTCATTTTGGCTTCCTGCTTTCCGTCTTCGTTCTCATGCAGAAATTGGTTTTTCTTGCGCTTTCCGTTCTTATCACCCTTATCATTGTTGATAGTTCCAGTGGTGAAGTCCAGGTTGATGGTACTCAATCCGGCTGCTTTGAGTGCCTCGTTGATTTTTTCGACAATAGCCTGCCAGTCGGTGTTCTCCACGCCGCCCTCCATGGCGCGAGTCCAGAAGTCCTTGCCAGTTGCGTCGGCCGCGTCGAACATGGCGGTGCCCAGTCCGGCTTTCAGCGACGCGCCTACGATGTTCTGTAGGGTGGTCATGTCGGCGAGCTGTGCCGACAGTCCGTTGTAGAGCGACGTGCCGTAGTCGGCGGTTTCGAGCTGCTGTTTGATTGAGGCGATGTATGCCGACATGCCCGCGTCATTAGTGATGCTGGTGCCTGTTTCCATCTTCGGTTGCACGGCGAAGGTGACGGTCTTGCCGTCCACGCTCTCCAGCAGTTCCTGCACCTTGTTGTATGCCTCGGCTGTATTGGCCGTGACGCTCATCGTCTTGTCGTCGATTGTCACGCCCTCGATGTCGCGTACCTTCGCCAGCACGTCTGCGTCGTCGGCCTTGAAGGTGACTTCTGCGGTCTTGGGCTGGATGGTCATGCCGTCCACACGCTGCAAGGCGGCGATGGCCTCCTGTGTCTGCGTCGTGACGGTCAGTGTCTTGTCGTCGATGGTTATGCCCTCGATGTCGCGCACCTTGGCCAGCACGTCTGCGTCGTCGGCCTTGAATGTGACGGTGACGTCATCGGGCTTGGCGGTGTTGATGTCGGTACTGCCATGCTGCTCAATGTTGAGCTTGAATGTAGCCTGCAAGCCGTTTTGCCATTTGCCCTTGAGCGCGTCAATCTGATATTGCGTCTGCTCTATCTGCCGTTGGTAGTCCTGCCACTGCTTTGCGTCGAGAGCCTTTGCCTGCTCCGTCTGCAAGGTTTTCAACTGTTCGTTGAGCTGGGGCAGCGAACCGACGGGGTACTGTACCTGTTTGGCTTCGTCGGCAAACTTTTTCAGTTCGGCATTGCGGTCTTGCAATGACGTGATTTCGCCCCGTATCTTCGCCATGCGCTCCGTCAGCCCGGCCTTCTGTGCGTCGTCAGCGGTCTTGGCGGCGGTAGCCAGGTCTTGATACTGCTTCACCAACTCGGCGATGCGGGCGGCATTCCGCTGTTCCTCGGTTTGGGGAGTGGCTTTAGGGGCGGTTGTGCTGCCGCCCAGCCCCTTGATGTCGGCCTTTACCTGGTTTATCTGCTTTTGCAGGTTCTTGCTCAGTTCGGCGTCGCCGGCTGCGATGGCCTTCTTGCGCTGCTCTTGCAGTTTAGCCAACTTCTTTTTCAAGCTGTCGATGCTCTGTTCTTCCTCATTGTTATCGTTTACGATCTTGGTAGTGGCTTTTTTGTGAAGTTCCTGAGCACGACGGTCGTATTCCATACGCATCGTCAATACACCAGCCAGCTCTGTCTGAAGTTTTGCGACGGCACTCTGTGCAACGCCGCTTTTATCATCACCAAATGCAGCTATCTTGAGTTTCAGACTATTGGCATATCTATCAAACTCGGCCATCTGTGCCTTATATGTGCGATATGCCTTCGGACTCTTTCCGTCGCCAAGATTGGCTATCAGTCGATTTACCTTTGCATCACCGCCAAGATTCTCGTAGCCTGCGTTGCCACGTGCCTTTTGTCCGAGTGCACCAGACTCTTGCAGCGCCTTGATAAGTGGCTTAACGGCATTGTTCAGCAGATCGAGTGCACCTACCTTAATGCTGGTCCACATCGAGTTGGCCGAATCAGATAGTGGCTGGAATGTTTCGCCCAAGCGGGTCATTGCGTTCTCAAGCTGCACGTTGGCCTGTGTGGCGCGGTCGGCTGCTGTCTCCACATAGTCGCCGGCCTTGGCCATCTCTTCACGGATGATGGCACCGACGGCCTTGGTCATGTCGCCCGTCTCGGCCATCTTGTCCTTGACTTCCGTGGCACTCAATCCGAGGTTATCAAGAATCATCAGTGACTTGCGGCCCAGACCAGTAACTATCGAGTCTACCATGTAATCTACCGACTGGCCGGTGTCCTTGGCCTTCTGCTGAGCGAAGGCCAACATCGTGCCGAGTTCGTCGAGCGGCAGTTTGAAGTCATTGAACTTTACGGCGGCTTTCATCAGTTCGATGTCGGTTACGGTTCCGTGGGTAGCCTGGCGCAATCCGTCAAGAATGTCACCACGCCCCAGCCGCTCGAAGGCGATGCGAATGCCCTCGCCCTGCTTGGCCAGTTCTATGCCCTGCTGCACCATGCCGTACATCTCCGAGCCAAGATTAGCGACGGCTCCCGCTGCCTTCGTCAGCATATTACCTGCGAACACCTGCAAGGCTCCCGACATCTTGTCGCCAATGCCGGAGAGTAAGCCGCCGCCTTTCATATCGGGCATTTTCATATCGCCAAGCGACTTGTTTATGCCCTCCATTTCGGTCTTTGCCTGACGGAACTTTTCTTTGATTTGCTCAATGCTATTCAAGTAGTCTTGGCCGATAGTCTTTTTCTGGGCCTCGCTCATGCGGTTGTACTGCATGGTCAGTTGCTCGATGGTCGCCTTGTAGTCGTTCATCTGCCCCTTGGCGGTCTTGGCCGTCGAGTCCATCTGTCCCATCATCTGCACGAACTTCTGCATCTTCTGGCTCTCCTTTTCGAGAGCCTGCTGAAGTCCGCCGTTGGCTTGTGTAAAATTGTCAAGGCTTTGCTTGGCCTTCTTCAGACCCGCATCCCATTTGCCGGTGCCGACACCGAGTTCAAGCATTGATGTTGCCATATCTGTCGCTATTTATTTTCTACATTATTAAAAGTCTCTTCCAACCACCGCTCCACGTAGTTCACAAGTGTTGTGCCCAACTGTGCGGCTGCTTCCCGCATATCATTGCTGACGCTGCCGAAGAACGACCGTGCGCCGATGCTTCCGCGATTGCCGTAAGTGGCCCTCGAACCTCTGCCGACAGCACCGCCAGAGCGTGCCGTTCTTACGTCGGTGCCGTATTCGAGGAATCTGAGGATAAACGCACGATCGGGGCCGTAGTATTCGTAGAGTTTGCGGGTGCGGTCGCTGACGATTCTGTTTCTGCGGATGCCACTCACGCCACCCGTGCGCTCCGGGTATGTGCGCGTCTTGTAACTGATACGCTTGCGGTTGCCCAGGATATTGACATTCCCCTTCAACTCGTCCTTATACATCCGTCGGCTCACGGCATAGGCTGCATCCTTTGCGCCTGCGGACTGCGCCTTCTGCACGGCCTTGGCCCTGACGATGCCGAGCACCTTGCCCAACTCCTTTCGCACCAGCGGCTCAAACCATCCATCAAACTGCTGCATCGACATGCTACTCCATGCCGTCTGTACCTCGCTTCTGGCTTGCAGACGCTTGAGAACATCGGTGATAACCTTGTTCACGTTCTCCAGTTGCGAAAAGTCGGCTCTCAGCCCCTCCACACGGGCGTTTGTCGCTGATAGTTGTTGTAGATACGTTGCCATATAAAAAGAAAACCGCCGATTAGTTGGCTTACTAATCGGTGGTTATAGTGCATGGGGGTTACTGATTAACCCTCCATGTCGCCGCTGGTGTCGATGCCACCACCGTTGCCGCCTTCGCCGCCTTCGCCGTTGCCAGTCTTGGCGATGTAGGCTTTGGTCTCGATGCCGACGCGCTTCACCTGGTATTCCTCGGCTTCGAGCAGGTCGGTGAACTTCTGCATACAGGTGGCACGGACACGCACCTGCACACCACCAGCCTTGTCGATGAGTTCGCCGGCGTTGTCCTCGGTCAGTTCGGTCACGGTGGGGTCGAGCTGCTTGGCGCGTGCCAGGTTGATGTTGCCGCCCTTGATGTGGATGTCGGGGAAGATGCGGATGGCCACGTCGCTGCCCGCACTCAGTTGGATGGCAAAGCCCTCGGCCATCTTCTCGACTGCAGCTTTGCAGAAGTTCTCCAGCACGGCTGCTGCCACCTGCTCAGGTATGAGTGCATTCTGATGCGAAATTTCACGAGCCAGAGCCTTCGTATCGCAGGTACGGAGCACTTCATTGGCTGTAATGGTTTTCTCACTCTGTAGGGCCTCGTTGCCCATGTTTAACTGTCCTTTGTAGTCAATCATAAAATAACGTTTTTTAGGGTTTATACTATAAAGGGTATGACCCTTTTTACTATAAAGGTCGGCACCCTTTTTAGGGGTTTACTTGTTCTACATTGCCGGCATTAATGGCGGCCATTTCGGCCTGCAACTCGTCGATGTCTGCCTGACTGATGGGCGGCTCATCGTCGTCGTCGTCATCCTCGAAGATCATGGGGAACATGTCGGCCACGGTCTTGCCCTTGGGGTCG